ATCTGCTGAAACGCTGTCTTGCCCTGAAACTGCTATAGTAGCAAATGATAGGCTTGAACCACCTCCGCCACCGCCTCCACCAGAGATAACGATATCCCAAGTCGTACCGTTCCATTGCCATGTAACGCCACCGCTTGTATATTGGTCTCCTACTAAAGGACTGTTTGGAAATGCTAGTGCCATAATATTTGTTCCTCTACTGTATTTATACTATACGCAAATTAGTTATAGTAACGCCACCGCTTGTTGCAAATGGCTGATCTGAGTTATATTTGTTATATAAAATCTTACCTGCTGACCCCATAATGCTAGTAGTATATGCATTATAATCAGTAGATGAGCTTGTTGTATACATTGTTGCTGGTGAGTTTCCTTCTACCTTTTGTTTAAGTTGTGCAGGTGTTAATGTAGGATCTACTTGTAAGTTTAATGCTCCTACTCCACATACTTGCGGACTTGCCATACTTGTGCCGCTAATAGATTGCTGGCCCCAACTACCGTCTAATTTATATGCTGCTGGACCGCCAATTTCTGATGTGTTTGAACATGCACTAATAATATTTGTTCCAGGTGCCCATACAGTTACAGCAGGGCCTTTCATGCTGTCTGGCTTTGTTACATCTTGATTGTTAAGAATTCTACTATCAATATTGCCTACGTTAAATGCTCCTGTTGCATATGGCGAAGGCGGTCTATGATAATTGTATGTTCCGGCAGTAAATGTAACAGTATTATTATAGTCTGCTCCTGCCGCAACATCAACTTTATAATAATCATTACCTGCTGCAATACAAACATGTATACCATCATTAATCATATCTGCAACTTCAGCATCAACGTATGCTACTTGGACAGGAATTTTCCATCTCGTTCCTACGTATGGTACAACACCTACGTTTGCCCATACCTGTTGAATAGTAGTATAGTCAGTTCCGTAAGTCCATGCTGCTCCTCTGTAGTTTCCAGATACTGGAGTTTCTGTATTAGCAATGTTAGTTCCGTATCCCCAACTCATGTTAACAATAGTTGGTCTTTTAACTTTTGTAATCGGATCAATAGGTTTTTTGTTGTGCCAGCTTCTAATACAATCAAATGAATTTACAATACTAATACCATTATCAGGATCTGCTGTGCCTTCAAGCCCTCCTAATTTTTGTGAATATATTCTTGCACCTTTTGCCCAACCAAAGGTTTTACCTGCAACTGTTCCTGTGCAGTGTGTTCCGTGCCCGTGCAAGTCTGTATAAAAAGTTGTATCTTGTGTTCCTGTTACAGTACTTTCTTCGTACCAGTCAATTTGCTGTAGTCTTGAACTTGATGTATTTGAAACATATCCTGACGATCCTGCTACAAATGGATTTCCTATATCGCCGTCTGGGAAAATACTTTGTAAAACATCAATGTCAATTTTTTCAATTACATCTTTAATATGTGTGTTAAACAATCCATAACCTAACGGATTTAGAGCTTGTACACCTGCTGGAGTACGTGCAGAGTCAGCCCATTCAGGAGCTAGACTGCCACCGTCCCATAAACTTGTATATTCAAACATTGCAAAGTTTAGTAGATATAAGTATTCTTTTACTGCTACAGGAAATGTATCGGCATCTGTTTTCCAGTTAGGTGCACCACTGCTTGCCGCATCCCATATATTGTTATCTTCTGCTTCTTTCATTGCAAGGAACATTGGACCTGTTGCCCAGTCTGAATCGAAGCTAGGAAACATTTTTAATTCTCTTGCTTCGAGTCCATACTGATGTATTGTATGAAATACATGTTCTATTACTTCTGTTATATCGTTGTTGCCAGTACCTGATCTTACATACCAAACCATATCGTCAACAGCATGGCTATCTAAAAATCCTTGATAACCGCTATAACTAGCAATGCCACCGTCAGTTAACCAATTAGGTGAGTAATTAGCACCAGTGCCGAAACCAACTCGTTGTGCTGCTGGAGTTCCTGCATGCCACGTACCTGTATCGCCTCTTAGGTTTTCGATAAGTTTTTTTTGCTTTTCAGTGTTTGTTGTTTTACGTGGAGTTAGTAATAGCTCAACTGTTCTTGCAACTTTTTTTGCAAACTCGCTATGCACAGTTGTTGCTCCGCCTACTGCTCCTGCAACTACAATTTTAAGTCCGTGTACATTAATACTTCTATCAAACACGGCGCCATTGGTACTATCTGTAACTAATGGACCTGCAGCATAATGATCTGGTGCTACAAAATTTAATGTTTCCCATTCAGGGTGTCCACCTTCAATTCCGCTATCTTGAATAACAACATCAACCCCTGTACCATCTAGTGGATACAAATAAGGATCTGTTATTGATGTAATTGTCTGTTCGCCAGACGGTGTACTACCGTTGCCATAATTTTCTGTTAAACTTTGACACCGTTTAAGTGCCCAGTTGTCAAGATTACCAGCACTACCAGAACCTCTAAAAAAGTTTCCTGCTTGTGAAGCTCGCAAACTTATTTGAACATCGTCACGTTCTTCAATAGGAATTTCAACAGCTAAAACTCTATCATCGTTTCTTAAATCTTCTGCTTCTGCGTCTGATAACATGAAATGAGTTGATACTCTAGACGCTTCACGAGGATTTGCAATTGTAACTTTTCTTGTTGGAATTGTATCTGAACCTAGTGCTGAAACCATCTCTGCATCGAGTGCAGCAAGATCAACTCCGGGGTTTACTGTAACAATATATTCTCTGTCAGCCATGCTTTATACCTATACCAAGCTCGCCCAAGCACCATTTTCGTATACCTGTGCTTTGTTCAACGTAGTGTCATATACCATATCACCGTTTGCAGGTGTTAGTGCATTTTTCTGTGTTGTTGTAAAGCTAGGCAGTCTAAATGGAGCACCGGTAACTCTTACACCGTCTTGTGTATCTAAAACTAGTGTTGAACTACTTGTAATTTGAGGTGTGCCAGTATCGGTCTGTGCAATAGTTTTTACTGATAATGTATCATTTACTGTTAAATTCTGTGTTGTATGATTAGTTGTTGTAAAGTCTGTTACTGAAAATTGTGCTGCTGTAAGCAAATTGTTTACAGTTAAATCGTTTTCAACTGTTAGATCACTTTGCATTAACACACCTGGAGTAAAGTTTATTCCTGAACTATCACTAGTGTCAATGTTCGAACCTGTAAATACAAAGTTACCAACTTCAGCTGCTGTTGCACCACCTGTTGCTGTACCACTTGACACATACGCTGAAAATCCTGTACCGTTTACAGTTGTTGATAAAGCACTGTCAGAGTATAAAGCAAACTCTAATGTGCTAGTAACGTTTGCATAATATTCATTACCATTAAGCTGTGTCATTCCGTTGACACCTGCAATTGTTACAGGTTGTCCTTCGTAAAAACCGTGTGCAGAACTTGTACTAATTACAACTGGATTTGCCTGTGTTGCTGCGGCAATAGTTGCAGTTACAGAACCACTACCAACTGCATCTGATGCAGGTGACCATTGCGCACCGTCCCATTTAAGTACTTGGTTAGTACTTGGTGAACTTCCTGATACATCTGAAAGTGTTGTAATTGATGTTGCTGTTAAATTTTGTAATGCACTATCTGCTTTAGTACCTTGAGCTGATGTTGCAGCATCTGTAATACCATAACCAGCAAGTGTTGTTGCATTGTTTGCTAGTTTTGTCCATGCACCTGCATGAGCAAAGTACCCAGCACCTGTAGCATGAACATGTGCAAACATTCCATGATACGTTGTAGCACTAGGTAAGTCTCCTTCTGTTGCAAATACATTTGCAAAGTAAACTTTGCCTGTTGTAGTAATATCATTACTACCCATAGCTAAAGTGCCACTAACTGTTAAACCGTTTAATACCGGAGGTGCATATGTAAACACACCTGTAGTATTATCGTAACTAACTGCGCCATCGCCTGCCGCAGTACCTTCTGCACCAACTGATATACTTGACCTAACTGCTGATTGATCTAATCCAGCTGCTGGTGCTGCTGCATTAATCCATGCTGCACCATTCCATTTTAATACTTGATCAGTACTCGGAGTTGTAATAGTTACGTTTGTTAAATCTTGTAAGTTATCTGGGATAGCAGGATAACCTAATACCGGTTGTACCCATTGATTACTATCACCATCGTTAATATAGACATACAGTGTACCATTACTGCTATTAAACCAAATTGTACCTGCTGTTGGTGTGCTAGGTGCTGTTTGGCTTACTTCAATACTGCCACCACCACCACCTACTCCAGCCGCTGTTGCTTTTGCAGCAAATATAGAGTTAGTAACGTTGGTTAAATCGCCTCTTGCTAATGGTAAACCGCCTACAACTATACTGTCAAACAGTCTAATCGTATTGTTGTCCTTATCATAGAATATTTCTCCACGTGCGCCGGACTTTCTATCCAGAAATTCTGCATCTCTTGGTACTACGCGAAGGTTATTAATGATAGGTAAATTGGCCATATTATAAGTTCATCCCAGTTGTTGTAAAGTATTTATCTGCTTTCAGACTATTCATGTCATTAATAATCTGGCCATAAATAGTAATATGATTATAGAGAACGATATTGCAACATGGACCGGCGTTATGAGACCCGAAGAATGTGCAGAACTTATTGAATACTACGAAAAATTGAACGACTTGCACTTAACTGCTAGTCGACAAACACTAGGAGATAATTCAGCACATAATAAAGCAGACAATGCTGCATTTCTTCTTGAACAACCTGCATTGAATATGTCAACAGACAATCCTACTATACATACTTTTATGAATAGATTTATTGATTGCTGGAAGCAATATACTGCACATTATAGTGTGTTAGGCGAGTGCGGCGATCACAGAGTTTACTTTATGAAACTTCAAAAAACCCTTCCAGGAGAAGGATATCATACTTGGCATTTTGAATCAGATACAAAAGAAAGGTCAGGTAGAATTGCAGCGTGGGGAATGTATCTTAATACAGTTGACGAAGGCGGAGAAACAGAATGGTTGTATCAGAAGAAGCGTATTGCTGCTACTGAAGGAACCTTAGTTGTTTGGCCTGCAAGTTACACGCATACTCACAGAGGCAATCCGCCATTGAGTGGTGAAAAATATCTTTTAACAGGCTGGGTTGAGTTTTAATGAAAATAATCCCGACGTTTCCAACGGATCTGTTTGAATTTCATAATACCGAGATTGACAACGAACAATTAATCCCCGAACTTGAAAAATACGCAGAGATTGTTAAGTCTGGCGAAACAATAAGTTCGATGAGAAACTTACACGACAAAGAAGAATTACAACCTTTATTTTCTTGGATTAATAAATGTATTGAAGAAGTTAGAATTTATCAAAAATATGATTGCGAAGGATTTGCAATTACTAGCAGTTGGTTTAATAGAGCGTTACCACGAGACGGAATGAGATTACATTATCACAGGCATTCAATGAGTTTTCTTAGTGGTGTGTATTATGTAACTGACGGTAGTCCTACAGTATTTGAAGATCCAGTTAAACATAGAACTGAAGCACAGCTAGAAGTATTAAGACACGAACACGCTCCGCATCAGTTTGTAGAAGCAGATCCTGGCAAATTAATATTATTTCCTAGTTGGCTGTTTCATAGTGCAACACCGCATTATGGAAACAAAGATAGATATATTATTAGTTTTAATGTAATGCCCACAGGAGCAATTAATTACAATCTTGCAACAGACTCTGTTGCAAACATAGAAATTCATAATAAGGAAAAGACATATGATCAATAAGTTGCTTGTACTAGGTGGTGGCAATGCTGGACTAATGACTGCACTATATCATAAAAAGTCTATTGACAACCTAGACATTACACTTATCAAATCTGACAAGATTGGTACAATTGGTGTTGGTGAAGGTAGCACTGAACATTGGAAAAGATTCGCTGAGGCAGTTGGTATTACACTAACTGATCTTGTAAAAGAATGTGGTGCAACTATTAAGATTGGTATTAAGTTTGAGGATTGGCATGGTGACAAAACCAGTTACTATCACAGTTTAGCAGAGCCATATGTATACGCGGATGCATACACAGGCGATGCACATACGCTGATGAGATTAATTTCAGAAGGTGTTGACTCTGAATCGTTGCATTGGGATTTACCTATGCAAGGATGGTTAAGTCCACCATTTGAAGATTACTATCAGTTTCATTTTGATAGCGAAAAACTAAATGCATTTTTAGAAAAAAGATGTATCGAAGCAGGCATTAACGTTATAACTACAGAAGTTGTAGATGTTAACATTGACGCCGGAGGCTTTGTAGAATCTGTAGTTGATGTAGAAAGACGAACACATACCGCAGACTTCTTTATTGACAGTAGTGGATTTAAAAGAGTTATTGCCAGTAAACTAGGTGCTGAGTGGGTAGACTGGTCATCATTTTTACCTATGAATAGTGCTATTGCTTTTCAAACATCACGTCAAGAAGATATACCACCTTACACACTTTCTAGAGCATTGAGTGCTGGCTGGCATTGGCGCAGTCCTGTACAAGAACGTTTTGGTAATGGCTATGTGTTTAGTGATCAATTTATTTCTGAGGACGAAGCTATTAGAGAAATACAAACATTATTTTCAGATACAATTAATATAGGTAGAAAAATTAACTTTGTTTCAGGTAAAGTTGATAAGTTTTGGATTAAGAATTGTGTAAGTATTGGACTTAGCAGTAACTTTGTAGAGCCATTAGAAGCAAGTAGTATTTCAACAACCATACAACAGTCAAGAGCATTAGTTGCCTCACTAGCATCTTGGGAACGTAGTGATCAAGCAACTATAAACGAATACAATAGAATATTTGATGATTGTTTAAGCAATGTACTAGACTTTATTCAATTGCATTACTTTACACAAAGAGAAGATTCAAAGTTTTGGCGCTGGTGTAAAAATGAAATAGAATATACAGATTTTAACAAACAGAATATAGAAAATTTTAAAAAACAATTTGTAAATCAAATATTATTACCCGAAGATGGGTCGCATGGAAGTTTTAGAATTTACGATAATCTAAATTGGATACAAGTTATGCATGGATTACGTATGTTTGATATTCCTAGCATTAAAAAATTATACAACGAGCGTTACAGTAAACATCGTGCTGAAGACACAGCACAACTATCTTCATTGCCGCAAAGTCCTACTAAAGATTTTGTAAAATGTAGAGAAGCAGTAAACATGTTAAAAGGAATATCTTACTCGCTATGATGATACAATCTCTAACAGTATTAGGAGGCGGAACAAGCGGATTAGTTTCTGCAATTATGATTAAGAAATCTTTCCCACATATTGATCTTACACTATTGCGTTCATCTAAAATTGGAATTATTGGTGTAGGTGAAGGATCAACCGAACACTGGCTAAGTTTTTTAAAGCATTCTGATATTGATGTGCCGACACTTGTAAGAGAAACAGGTGCTACATTTAAAGTTGGTATTAAGTTTACTAACTGGAATGGTGATGGAAAACATTATTATCATAGTTTAACAGATGCATACGGATCATTAGATCCAAAAAACGAAATGCCAATAACATTCATGAGAATGATTGCTGAACAGTGGGATCCTTTAGACACTGCATGGAAACGTAACACACGAGATAGTTCACATGCTGAACCATTACACGACACAGTAGCACAATATCATTTTGATACACACAAATTAAATGAGTTTCTTGTTAAAGAATGTAAAAATCGAGATATTAAAGTTTTAGATGTTGAAATACAAGATGTAATTTTAGATGATACAGGTAACGTTAAAGAGCTAGTTGATGAACAAGGTACAAAACATGCTAGTGAGTTCTTTATTGACTGTAGTGGATTTAATAGAGTAATATCAAGTAAACTAGGACAAAAATGGGTAGACTGTTCTCATCAACTTCCTATGAATAGTGCTATTGCATTTCCAACAGCTAGAACTGAAGACATTCCTTCTTGGACAGAAGCAACTGCATTAAGCAGTGGGTGGTGTTGGAGAATTCCAACACAAGACAGATATGGTAACGGCTATGTGTTTAGTGATAATTTTATTAACGAAACACAAGCGTATGACGAAGTATCGCAGTATTATGAAAAACATCTAGGTATCAAAGATTTACAAATAGGAAAACGTGTAAAGTTTAGTGCTGGGTATGTTAACGAATTTTGGACTAAAAACTGTATGTCATTAGGTCTTAGTGGAATGTTTGTAGAACCATTAGAAGCAAGTTCAATTGGATCAACTATTCAGCAAACGTTTTTATTGTTAGGCTCACTTGCATACTATCGAAAAGATTCATCTAGTGCATTAGTAAAAACATTTAACACTAGAATGAATAAAGTTGCTACTAATATTATTGATTTTATTCAAATTCACTATGTTACTAAAAGAAACGACACTGAGTTTTGGAAGTGGTGTAATCAAAATATTGAACTAACTGATTTTAATAAAGATACTCTCGATACATTCAAGGAAGCATTTGTAAGTCCAAGCTATTTTTCAGAGCATCAATTAATGTTTAGTTTTTTTAATTGGTTACAAGTTATGCACGGATTACATATGTTTGACTATGATTCTGTTAAATCTTTCTGGGAAAAGAACTTTGCTAGTCTACACAACGAACAGATTAAAAGAGTTATCCATGAAGGTACTAATACCCGTTCTGACGAAGGTAAAATTTATACCCATAGAGAAGCACTAAACTTACTAAAGGAGAGATATCTTGAAACTACAATCAACCTCTAAGATTGTTATACTTGGCGGCGGCGTTGCAGGTTGGCTGTCTGCGCTAGTTATTAGAAAAAAGTTTCCATCTATAGAAGTTAGTGTAGTAGAAGATCCTAATAAGCCTCCTATTATTGCAGGCGAAAGTGGCACTACTACATTTGTTCAGTTATTACAAGACATTGATATTGACTTTGACGACTTTGTTAAACACACAAAATCTACTCCTAAGATGGGTGGTAGATTTAAAGACTGGAATGGAGTTGGTAGTGAATTTATACATTGTTTACAAACTGATTATGCACCTTGGCTAGACGGTTGGACTGATACTGAAAAAGCTATGAGTGAGATTACTATTGGTGAATTAAAAAATATTATGGTAGCTGAAAGACAAAAGGATCTATATCAAGCTACTTTACTAGGAAACAATGTTCCATTGGCAGATGCATTTTACGCAAACTATTTTATTAAAGAAAACAAAGTTCCTTTTGGCGCAAGTAGAGCTGACTTGCCTATTATTCCAATGTGGCATAACGAAAGTAGAGCAACAGCAGCGTATTTAAAATCTATTGCATTACAACGTAACATTGATTTGATAGAAGGCACATATGTTGATGCAACACAAAACGATAGCGGCGATATAACAAGTTTAGTTTTAGATGACAATCGAACAATAGAAGGAGATTGGTTTGTTGATTGTAGTGGCTTTGCACAACTACTAATTAGAAAAAAATTAGGAACAAAATACACTGATTACTCAAAACATTTTACACATAATTCTGTTATTGCATGGTGGGACGAACCTAAATATTCAGTAACAACAAATGCAACAGCGATGAAATATGGATGGCGATGGAATATTAATTTGCAGCATAGATCAGGTAACGGTTACATTTACGATAACAACTACATCACAGCAGATCAAGCATTAGAAGAAGCAAGGAGTGTATGTGGGGAACATATTGAACCTATTGCTTCGTTTACATATACACCCGAAGTAGCAGAAGAAAGCTGGAATAACAATGTTATAGCAATTGGTCTTAGTAGTGGATTTTTAGAACCATTAGAAGCAAACGGTATTGCAATCATTTGTGAAAGTTTATTTGCGTTACAAGACTTATGGGATCCTACTAGAGGGCGTCACACTGTACAGCAAGAACGATTTAATGACAGAGTATCAGTTGTTTATGATGATATTAAAGATTTTATTGCTTTGCATTTTAGAGGAAAAAGAAGCGATACAGATTTTTGGCTAAGCCATATGCACGATCAAGAACGTATTCCAGAATCTTTAAGACAAAAATTAAAACATTGGGAATCGTTCTTTTATGGACATTCACCGGTTGAGCCAGTATTTAACGGTTATTCACCAACTGCCTGGATGCAGGTTGTTCAAGGATTAGACATATTTCCTAGTACATACTTTACCCAAACATTTGAAGATAAACTAGATATTGGTAAAAACGTGCTAAATACTAATGTAAAACGCTACAAAGAACTTGTGGCTCCATTCTGGACTATCGATGAATGGATTAAGAATATTGATAAATAAAGATATAGGAGTTATACAATATGGCAACTTACAAAATGATTATAAGAAAGGAAATAGGTAAAGCACCTATTACCTCGGACACTTGTGAAGCAAAAAACAAAGAAGAAGCATCAAAAATCTTTGAAGAGCGTCACACACCGAAGAAAATCGTTGCAGGCCCAACTAAAGTCAGCGACTAATTAACGCTTAAATCCAAGCACATCTTTAACGTTCTGCACTTCGTCTTTTATCTCTTGACGAACAAACTCTGCAGGAAGGCCTAGTGCAAGTTTAGTATCCCACTTTAAATGAGAATAAGGTCCATCAGCTTCCACATACTGTAGGAAAGCCTGTACTATCTTATTACCCTCGTATGGGTTTCGCCAGTGTTCGTGTCTACGTCCACTGTATATAACAATGTCACCAACATCTAAATTAATTTCGTGTTCAACACCATCTTCATTTTTGATGTATATTGGCCAATTGTATTCTGGTTCTTTTGATATTGCAACCGACACTGATACTTCAGAACTAGGTCTGTCAAAGTGTTTTTTAAGTTGCGAACCTTTATAATATATTCTAGCATAAGAGTAAACTGGTACTAACTCACTTCCCCATTCTTTTGCAACCAAAGGATTTAGTTTTACCATTAATGCTTCAAACATCAAGGGAGCGTATCTCGCAAAAGTTTTTTCTTCTAGGTCAGATAAGTCAGCACCAGAGTACAATACTTTACAAACTTCTTCCATCATTTCGTACTCTAATGCAAGAAATTCGCAGAGTTCTGTTGATACTGCGCTTCGTATAATTTTGTAATCTTCTATCATAGCAGTGGCATTAATCCCATATTGCCAAATGGTCTTTCTTCATAGTGTCTAATTAAAGGACTGTTTGGTATTGTGTGTACATCAAAACCTATTGTTGTTCTATAACCTTCATATGGTTCTAGTACTTTAACTTCGTGTTCAGCATGTCCTGGTCCAAAATATATTTGTCCTGGCTTATTATCAATGGTCCAATTATCAAATATAGTTTGTGTATTTTTAGGATCAATACTAATATATCCATGCCAATCAAAATCATGTCCGTGCCTTGTTAAACATTCGTCTGGTCTATGATAGTTTAACCATGCTTGTATCCATAGAGGTCTATCCTCACCTAAGTTACTTCTTACAAATGTTCCAAGCTCTTTATATATGTCATAAAAAATAGTGCTAGGTGCAGTTAGTGCAAATACATTATACAGATTGTAAGACCAGGTGCTTTCATCTTTATCAGGAAATATTTTCTTAAAAAGAGCATGTGCGTTATCTAAATGATCAGATATCTGAGTCTTATTTTCAATTATATGTTGACTCTGGTGTATGTAGTATTCGCTCATCCTAGTTGAACCCTATCTAAATTCATGTTAATAACAGCTCTATAGGGTGAATCTTTGCAGAAACTACTTGAATGATAATACTTGCCTGGAAATATAACTACTCTACCTTGCTTAGGTTCAATGCGTTGTTTGATTGTAAAATCATTTGATTGAATACGCATAATATCATCTTTACCTGCATCGTAGTCATCGTTTGTTTCATTAAAGATAACTGTGTCACCATCAGAATCATTAACATAATAAATTGCATTCCAATGCTCAAAGAAGCTGTCTATGTGCGGCATATGGTGGTCTAACGTGCTTGTTTTATTAGGTAGGGTCAAGTTAGCTCTCATGCGTATTAACCTGTTATACGGCGTCTTAGACGCACTAGTAATGCTTAAAACAAGAGGATATATAAAATTAAAGTGTTGACTTACTGCTTGTTGTTTTTCGTAAAAGAAGTGATTAAATCCTGCATGATTACTTTCACCTTGAAGTTCTGCATCTGGTGATACCATTGTTTGGTTAAACACCCAACCAAACTCCCATCCTGTCATTAAACTTTTAATGTGTTCAGAATAATCTTTTGGAATAACATTGTCAATTACTATAATATCGTTGTTCATCCTGGATACCTTTGTACTGCTGTGCCATAAAATGTTAGCATCAATGTGTTGTCTGCAAAGTTTGATATTTTATAAGGTACTTGAGGGTTCCAAAGTACACATCTATTAAACATATTTTCTATTGACATTGTTTCTATCTGTGTTCTACTATCATAAAATTTAATTCCACTATCAGGGATTAAATTTTCTTTTGTTAAAAATATAGTTCCTGCAATATTGTAAGATCCTATCATTTTAATTTGATCAACACATTCGCTGCCTATGTTTTGATATTCGGAATGTAAAAATGTAAACTGGTCTTTTCCAACCACATGCTGAATTAACTTTCCAAGAAGTTTTTCAAACATGTCATGATTAATCACATCTAAACTATTTGAACGTGTACCTAAAAACAACGAATTATCCTGGTCAACATAGTCTTGCTTATTAGCATGATTAACTACTAGTTGAGGGTTTTCAAAAAAGTTATCAATAACTTTTATAGGTTGTGTAATATTTCTAATCATGCTACCCTCGCAAAAAATACCTGTGTTAATCTCGAGTCTTCGAGTGTAGTACCGTAGAAATTTTCTGGACTGTGCCAATTCCTTGTATCAAATATAATACAACGATTGTATACACTTTCCATAGTTATTGTTTTTTTAAATTCTGCTACTTGCTGGTTTCTTATTTTATCAAACTTTTCTTTTTGTTCTACTTCCACATCAAGAACATCTTCCATAAATGTTTGAGAGTATTTG